TTACAGTTACGACTGCTGCCAACACAAGCTCTTACTCTCTTACGGGTGCAGGTCAGAAGTTTAGGGTTAATGATGTTATCAACACAACCAGTTTAATTGGTTTGAGAAACATTGCTTTTGTGGACATGAATCGCAAACTAAACTTTAGTCCTACTGCAACATCCATCCCTTCTGAGTTTACCTTTAGCGGTGTTGATGGTAGTGGAGATACCAAAGTAGACCTTTTTCCCATTCCTTCAGGCGTGTTTACCATTCTGTTTGACCTGGTTGTTCCACAAGCTAATTTGTCTGCTGATGGCACATCTGTTAAGGTTTTGGATTACTTGGTTACGCAGAGTGCTTATGCCCGTGGTTTGATTGAACGTGGCGAGGATGGTGGGACTGCTTCTTCTGAGGCTTATGCTCTGTTCCGTGGAATGCTATCTGACGCTATTGCATTGGAAAGCACTCGTTATCCTGAAGATAATTTTGTGGCGGTCTAATGTCTAAGCCTTTACAAAGTTACAGTCTTTCAGCACCAGGCTTCTACGGCCTGAACACTGAAGATTCTCCCCTTGATTTAGGGGCTGGCTTTGCTTTGGTTGCAACTAACTGCATTCTTGACCAGTATGGTCGGATCGGTGCTAGGAAGGGTTGGGATAGAGTTAACGCTTCATCAGGTACTCTTGGTGCTAATGATGTGGGCGTGATACATGAGTTAGTCCAGACTGATGGCACTTTGACTGTTCTGTTCGCAGGGAATAACAAGCTATTTAAACTTGGTGCTTCCAATGCGGTAACTGAATTGACCTATGGGGGGGGTGGTACTGCTCCTACTATCACGGCAAGTAATTGGCAATGTGCATCTTTGAATGGCATAGCTTATTTCTTTCAAACTGGTCACGATCCACTGATCTATGACCCTGCTGTCAGTATCACCACATTCAGACGGGTATCTGAGAAAACAGGCTACACAGGGACTGTTCCTTTAGCCAACATTGCCATTTCAGCTTTTGGTCGTTTGTGGGTGGCTAACACCTCCACAGACAAAGTAACCATTACATTCTCTGATCTGATTGCGGGTCATATTTGGTCAGGCGGCACTTCTGGCTCACTAGATGTTTCTAGAGTTTGGCCTAATGGTGCTGATGAAGTGATGGGGTTGGCAGCGCACAATGATTTCTTGTTTATCTTTGGTAAGAGACAGATTCTTGTTTACTCTGGTGCTTCTACTCCCGCCTCTCTAGTTCTATCAGACACAGTAGGTTCTATTGGGTGTATCGCAAGAGATACGATTCAAAGCATTGGCTCTGATGTTGTGTTCTTGTCCGACTCAGGTGTTCGCTCACTGATGAGAACGATTCAAGAGAAGTCTGCACCACTTAGAGACTTGTCTAAGAATGTTCGCTTTGATCTGAACTCATCTTTGGCAAGTGAAGTATTAGCTGATCTGAAATCTGTTTATTCAGAAAAAGAAGCGTTTTATCTGCTTGTTCTACCCACTACATTCCAAGTCTATTGTTTTGATACCAAACAGTCTTTGCAAGATGGTTCTTCACGGGTCACTAAGTGGGATTCAATTGCACCAACATCTTTGCGTTCACTTAGAAATGGTGATTTGTACATTGGCAAGAATGGGTATATCGGTAAATACACGGGTTACTTAGATGACACATCTACTTACCGATTTGCCTATTACACCAACAACGCTGACCTTGGCAACCCTAATCAGATTTCTGTTTTAAAGACTATTTCAGCCATTGTGATTGGTGGCTCAAACCAGTTCTTAACGATCAATTGGGGGTTTGATTACTCAGGCGCATATCAGGCTCAAAACATCTACATACCTACTCAAGTTAGCTATGAATATGGAGTTGGTGAATATGGGACTGCTGAGTACACAAGTGGTATCGCAATTAAGACTTTAAGAGCCAATGCCTCTGGTGCGGGAAAGATTGTCCAGACTGGCTATGAGACAACCATCAACGATGTTGCATTGTCTTTGCAAAAGATTGAAATTCAAGCCAAAGATGGCAGAACAGCTTAAGGAGAATTACTTTGAGTAACTATACAAAAACAGTAAACTTTGCGACTAAAGACAACTTATCGCCTGGCAATCCTTTAAAGATTGTCAAAGGTACTGAGATTGATACTGAGTACAACAACATTGCTACTGCTGTTGCGACAAAGACAGATAACTCTGCTGCCGCAATTACTGGTGGTGCAATTGATGGTGCAACTGTTGGCTCAACAACCCCAGCAGCGGGTGCATTTACAACTCTTGCGGCATCTGGCACAACAACTCTAGCGGGTGCGTTGGTTGGTGCGGCAACTCAAGCGGCATTTAATACTACAACCACTACCTTAAATCTCGGTGGTGCGGCAACTGCTGTGAACCTTGGTGCGGCTACAGGAACTGCCACAGTCAATAACACAACCTTAGCGGCTAAAGCAATCACGGCAAGTACCACTTTGAACGTAACGGGTGCATCGACACTTACTGGTGCTGTAACGGCAACGGCAGGGGTGACAGGCCCACTCACATCAAGCAATGTGGCAATCACGGGTGGTTCAATTACAGGCATCACCGATCTAGCGGTAGCTGATGGCGGTACAGGTGCTTCAACAGCCGCAGGTGCGTTGAATAACCTCTTGCCAGCACAAGCATCTGCGGCAAACAAATATCTGCAAAGCGATGGAACTAATGCTTCTTGGGATGCAGTAAGTTTATCTACTGCTGACATCACGGGAACTTTAGGCGTAGCTAATGGCGGTACAGGTGTTACAACAAGCACAGGAACAACCAATGTAGTGTTGTCAAACTCGCCAACGCTTGTGACCCCTGCCCTTGGTACACCAAGTGCGGCAGTCTTAACAAACGCTACGGGTTTGCCAATCTCAACAGGCGTAAGTGGTTTGGGTACTGGCATTGCAACTCTTTTAGCAACCCCCTCTAGTGCCAATTTAGCTTCTGCAATTACTGATGAAACAGGCACAGGGTCTTTGGTATTTGCTACAAGTCCTACCCTAGTAACCCCTATTCTTGGAACACCCACAAGCGGCACTTTAACGAATGCTACTGGTCTGCCAATCAGCACAGGTGTTGCGGGTCTTGGAACTGGTGTAGCTACTTTCTTAGCGACTCCAAGTAGCGCAAACTTGGCGGCAGCATTGACAGATGAAACTGGTAGTGGTGCAAACGTATTTGCTACTTCACCAACTTTGGTGACTCCTATCCTTGGAACACCTACAAGTGGCACATTGACCAATGCAACTGGCTTGCCTTTGTCAACTGGCGTTACGGGAACACTTCCTGTTGCAAATGGTGGAACAGGTCAAACAAGTTATACAGATGGTCAGTTGTTGATTGGTAACTCTACTGGTAACACTCTTACTAAAACCACTTTGACTGCTGGCTCAAATGTGACGATTACTAATGCCGCAGGTGCTATTACCATTGCGGCATCTGGTGGTAGCACATCTCCAGGCGGCTCTACAACTCAAGTTCAATATAACAATGCGGGTGCTTTTGGTGGCATTACTGGTGCTACAACCAATGGTACAGCATTGACTCTTGTTGCTCCTATTCTTGGTACACCTGCAAGTGCTACTCTAACCAATGCCACAGGACTTCCACTTTCAACTGGTGTTACTGGAAATCTTCCTGTTACCAATCTGAATAGCGGAACTTCTGCAAGTGCCTCTACGTTTTGGCGTGGTGATGGTGCTTGGGCTACACCAGCGGGGGCGGGAACAGTTACGAGCGTTGATGTAAGTGGTGGCACTACAGGACTAACGACAAGTGGTGGGCCAGTTACATCATCAGGAACAGTGACCTTGGCTGGCACTCTTGCTGTAGCAAATGGCGGCACAGGTCAGACCTCATACACCAATGGTCAACTTCTTATTGGTAATACCACTGGTAACACATTAACAAAGACAACTCTAACTGCGGGTAGTGGCGTAACGATTACGAATGGTACTGGCTCAATAACTATTGCTGCTTCTGGTGGCTCTGGTGATGTTGTTGGCCCAGCATCTGCCGTGGCAAACAGTATTGCATTATTTAACAGCACGACAGGCAAGCTGATAAAAGACTCATCTGCATCTGATGGGTTGATTTATGGTTTAACTGTAGGCCGTGGTGCAAGTGCTGTGTCAAGCAACACTGCGCTTGGAAGTGGTGCATTAAACAACGCCTCGACTACTGGTGGATTTAATACATCCATTGGTAGAAACACGATGCAGAGTTTGACCTCTGGTAGCGAAAGTGTTGCCGTAGGAAATTCTGTTTTAAACTTAGCAACTATAGGCGATAACAATGTTGGTGTAGGTAACTCTGCTTTAGCGGCAACCACAACAGGCGGTTCAAATGTTGCCGTTGGACTTGGGTCGTTGCAAAGAAACACGACAGCATCTTTTTCAACGGCAATAGGAACTCAAGCACTAAATTTTAACACCACAACATCTAATTCAACTGCCGTTGG